ATCTTATCTTCCAATATCCTGGACGGCTCACAAATGTGACCATCCATTCTACTGTAATCTCCTAAAACGACGTTTTCGGCGTCTTTGCAGATCTCAGCGACGCACATCGCGATTTGTTTAGGATTCTTACCAAACGAATACCATTTGCAGTTGGTCATGACCCAATCAGCTAACGAATAAATATACCTAGCATATTCAGCTTTGACATTGCCAGGATATGTTGTGATAATGCGAGGATCTTTCAAGCCCTGATATGGTTCGGGTTTCAAGAATGTCTCACACAATTCATTAGATGTGCCAAGATCGGCACGATTGAGTGTGGCTCGTTGCGAAGGTCTTTTCTGACGCTCATAAACCACATCCATGTCATATGGTGCACGCTTGACATCTAAGTCAGCGAACACCATCGACACGAAATGATCCATTTCATCAAGAACAAACTTTGATATTCCACCACTGGTCAACTGTTGTGCTACAGCACTAGGTTCGTTGACTCGACCATCAATGGCGGCTTGCTCATTTGACTTAGTTTTGGCAGGGACAAATGAGGTTGGCAAGATTGGTGACATAAACGATTTCATTAAACTTTTAGCATCAGGTTCATAATCACTCAACTTGTCTATAAGTTGATAAGTTCGGGCACCGTTTTCAACTGGAAATATCACAGGCGGGCGCAAACCGATTTTCTTACGGACATAATCCACTACAATAGCGGAAGCGTGCTTGTCGTTATTTAACCACGACATCACACTAGCATTACCAATCGTAACTGTGGAGTTAGCAGCAATGGTTTCAATGGCCTCAAGCGTCTTGATAGGCACATTGGCACAATTAAATTCACCGAATTTGGCGATGGAACGAATGATTGAGTCTTTCGTCTTGATATCCAACGCCGCATAATTACCGCAGACCGGACGAAGGTAGTCCAGCCAGTTGGTGTCTAACCAATGGTAAGACGCCATAGCAGGTAACCACTTCCAAACACCAGTAGGAATAAACAGAACATATTGATGGTGTTTGTTGGCAGATCGCCTCTCGATAATGTATGATTTAG